ATAAAAGAATGTTATAAGGTAAACTTACTGATGTTGATATTAAACTTGATTTTATAGAAGACATTAAAATATTATCATTTTGTTTAAATTTTTCATACATTCCAAATTGAATCCCTCTTTCTAGTGAGTTGCTTATGACAGAATAATGTAACCCTTTAAATAAATTTTTATAAAAAGATTTATTAATATTATTATTATTAATATTGTTATTACTTATAATGTTATTTGTTGTTTGTGATTTTAATTTAAGTATTTCAAATGGGTGTGATATAGTTGCTCTGACTATTCCCATTGTAAAACCTGGTATAAAACGTTTAATATTATCATAATCCATTATAATATTAAATAATATATAAATTATAAATTTATGTCTTTATAAAAGTTTCATAATCTCTAACTGAAATAGAATTTCCAAAAATTTCATTTGCTAATACCAATATAATAGAAGAAATATCTATCATTTCATATTCTAACCAATTCATTCTTGGAATTATTTTTGTGTCATTTTTATTCAAAATTGTTTCAGTAACATTTAAATTTTTGTCTGTTAATTTTACTTTTATTTCTCCATTTAATACAATAATTAATTCATCAAAATTAATATTTGCATGAAATCCTCTTTTATTATTTTTTTCAAAATTATTAGTAGTACCAAAACTATCTAAATAAAATAATCTTTTAGTGTTAAAACTTAAATTATTAATACAATGTAGTATTCCAGGTTTATTTAACAATTGAATACTGTCTAATTTTAATAAATCAACTTCTAAAAAAAAATTATTAATTGTACTACAAACATATTTAATTTCATCTTCTGTTAATTCTGGATACATTGGAAGTGATAATATATCTTTTGAATTTTGAATACAATTCTCAATATCCATAAAATTATATTCTTTTAATGCATCAGTTTCTGCAATAGATATAGGATAATGTATTAATGTTTGAATTTTATTTTTATCCAAATATTCCTTTAAATTATCTCTATATTTTGTACGAATAACATATAAATGATATACTGGAGTACAATTTTCATTGATGACTGGTGTATGGATAAATTTATTATCAGTCAAATATTTATTATATAAATTTGCGTTATATCTTCTTTTTTCATTCCATGATTCAAGATATTTTAATTTTACATTTAAAAATGAAGCTTGTAATGTATCTAAACGAGAATTTCTACCAATTAATTCATGATGATATTTAATTTTACAACCTAAATTCATCATTTTTCTAATCTTTTCATTTGCTTCATCTAAATTTGTACCTATACCACCACCATCACCATATGCACCAAGATTTTTTCCCGGATAAAAACTAAAACAACATAAATCGCCAAATGTACCTACTCTTTTATTTTTCCAATATGCACCATGTGCTTGTGCACAATCTTCTATTAAATATATGTTTTGGTCTTTACATAATGAAACAATTTTATCCATATCAGGTACTAACCCATATAAGTGAACAACTATAATTAACTTTGTTTTTGTTGTTATTTTATCTTTTAATTTATTAATATCTATCATATGAGTTTCTGGATTAATATCACATAAAACTAATTTTAAATTATTATTGAGTACACCTAAACATGTTGCAATATAAGTATTTCCTTGAACAATAACTTCATCATCTTGTTTCAAATCAAATGATTTAACAGCAACTTCCAATGCATCAGTACCATTCGCACATCCTATAAAATGCTTAATACCAATATAATTTGCAAAATTTTTTTCAAAAATTTCAACTTTTTTACCTAAAATAAAATCACATTTGTCAAATAGACTGTTAAACTCTTCCATGATTTCATTTTCTATTGATAAATAATTTTTTTTTAAATCCAAAAAATTAACTTGCATTTTATATAAATTGTGTAAGAATTTATTATTTTATTAAAAACACGAAAAATATATTTTATTTATTTATGATATTATATTATTTATATAATTTATATAATTAACAACTTTATTTGACATATAATAATGAACAAAAATATGTTGACTACTTGCGTAATGTATTATTCGTTATTCCGTGAAAAAATAATAGAAGTACCATGTAAAGACTTCCCTAAAAATGTATTTGGTGTGTTCAGTACTGTTCGACGACATAACAAGTTAAAGATGCATCCGGTTGACATACATGGGTGTATAGGCTACTGGGATAATAATTTCAACTCACTAACAGAAAAAGATATATCTTATCATTTACTGCGCGTCTCTTACGACTCTGTTTGGACAGACAGTCGTAATAAATATTTTCCACCAATTCAAACAGACCCATACTCATTGTTAGAATTGGACTTTATGTTGAACCCTATTTATAAAATAAACCGAACAACAGGAGTGGTTGAAGCGTTGAATCGACATTTTTCAAATAAAAACTTTGGAATCATCATTGAAACAACAGACAAGTCTCAACGAGCTACTTATTTGCCAGGTGTATTCTTGAATATTTCTTGGAATGAATTAATTGAATCTATAAAAAATAAAGCAAATATTACAGACCAAGATTTTAACCTTTATGCTTACAAAATAAAACAGATAAAGTCAAGTTATATTACCCTTTTGACTGGTGAAATATTCAGTTACGTTTCTATCTTTAAGTTTACGCGATTTTTATTAGACAACATGAAGTCGAATATGACATTTCCATTTGGACATACATATCATAATAAGATTTTGAAATGGAATTCAGATGATGATGTGCGTAACATTTCAACACTGAGTGAAGTGTACAGGTATATAAAACTGTACTCGGACATTGCATCAAAACAAGAAAAAGAAATCGTTAAACAAAAAATAATAGACGTTATGAAGAACATTGACAAATACAGTTCACAAGCGTTATCATTTGTAGGGTTTGCATTTCCACAATTACGAATAAGTAGTTCTAGGTTTTGCCAAAAATTGTTAGAAGATTTACCTTTGGCGGAAAGCGAGTTTGCAAGACCTGAGATAATGATTGGATTAAATAAAGCGGGATGTAAAATGAAAATAAAATATAGTTCACTTACATTTGAACCAACTGATTCTATTTTTAAAATGAATTGGATAATTCAAGCGATTGTTAGTTTTCATAAAAAACCATCATCAGAATTAATACTTCTATTAGAGGATAAAGTGAATGAAATAATAAATAGTAAACAGCAGAAACAGCAGAAAGAGCAGAAACAGCAGCAAGTAGAGGGTGTTGAGACAAACTATCTTGCAGTTGCATTTGAAGCTTTGTGTTTTGCGTTTACATCTACTCCAAGTAATAAAAGGAACAGTATATTACTGAAGATGTTTCAATTATTTTTTGAATTAGAAAAAAGAAAAACACAAAATAATGCGCTGTATACATTTTTAGATAAATCTGCTCGTGTTGACATTTCAGGACATGTCAATAATGGTTTGGTTGAGTTGACAAGAAAATGGGCGTAATGTATTATTCGTTATTCCGTGAAAAAATAATAGTACCAAGTAAAGACTTCCTTCGAAGTTTCGGTTTCGACACACTTTTCCGTTTTTTATCGATTTGCGTCATAACATCGCCGTAGTCAACGCGCCTTTTGGAAACGTCGCTGTAGTCGGGGCGCTGGATCATGGTAATGGGAACGACTAGGTACCAGCGATCTCTGCGCTGCAGGAGTTTCCAGTGTTTATCAATGGCCTTTAATTTGCTCAGTCCCTCCTTGAAATTCGCCAACAGCGTTTCAAAGTAGGGGCGGCGCACTAAATACGCGGTGGTGGTTTGACAGTTGGCCACGCGCACAACTTCGGGAGATTCTTGGCGAAATGGCTGATAATTGTTTCCGGCTAGTAGTAGTACATCCCACGAATCATTAAACCGTTTTAAAAAATGATTCACTTGGTGCACGAGCTGACCTGGATTGATGACTGTGGCGTCGTCTTCACACACGAGAACGTGGTCCCATTTATTTTGGATTGCCATCTCCATGCACGCAATGTGGCTCATGCTGCACCCAATGGCACCACGCGCATTCTGAATGGCCGCAAAGCGCTGCAGGTTAAGTCCGATTTTTGAAAACTGCAATTCAAAATGTTTGCGACGATCTGTGCGCGAATCCAAATTGATGAACAAAACATTGGTTATATCATGAAAATTGCGGAGCATTTGCTATTTTATGATGATGATGATGATGTATTTATAAATAAAACATATAAAATTATATTTTATTTATATTGAGATGTGCAGTTACGCAGTTACGTAGTTATTTTCACCTGGGGAAACCAACAAGGTTGGCGCCAATACCAAATCCGGCACCGGACCGTGCAGAAACGGCAAGGCTGGGAACATAAACATCCAAAATTGCAAAAGTTGCTGCAGCAGAGAGCGCAATCAAGCCAACTTCTTCCAACCTCAAACGTTGTTTGGGAATAGAATAAGCAACAATGGCAACCATTATACCTTCTACCAAATACTTAATTGCGCGTTTTACAAGCTCGCCTAAATCAAGAACGTTATTATACATCTTATAATATTATATTAAATGAACAGAAAAAAAAATAAAATTAATTTCAAATATTTATATTATTGTTTTTATGAAATAAAATATATAACAATTTAAAATACTTAAAAAATGAATATAATATAATGTATAAAAATATGCCTAAAGTAAATAAACCGCGTGGTGTTGAAATGAAACAAAATGACGATGGGACAACAAATATGAATTATGTTGATTTGTTAGAAGAAGATAAAGCAATTTCTGGTCAAAAGTTTGTTTGTTTGTCATTTGTAAGCCCAGAAGAAATTATAAAACAGAGAGACCATTTCTTTTTTGAAGAGTTTCTAAAACAGTGGAATTACAAAAAATCCGTTGATGTGATGCTTCATTTTATCAGTTTCATTTCTTATAAATACAATTTGTCGTTTGATAAGGTAAATGAGGACTTCCAGGATTTTCTTAGAAGTGAACATGAAGCCATAATGAATTACACTGTGAATGACGATTATAAAACATTTGTAGATAACAATGAAGAGAGACTGGATGTTGAGTTTGGAGAAAAACATCAGTTTCAGACATCCATCAGAGGAATTAAAGTTCGTGGTGTTTTTGCATCACAGAAAGAAGCCGAGATGCGTTGCAAGCTGCTTCGTGAAGTAGACCCCAACCACGATGTATACGTTGGACCGGTGGGAATATGGGTTCCATTTCACCCAGATGCGTACAAGACTGGACGAGTTGAGTACATGGAAGAAACGCTGAATCAGCTCATGTCGGAAAAGAAAAAGAATGAGGATCATGCCAAAAAGGAATTCGATAAGCGCGTAAAAGAGGCTAAAGAAAAGGCAATTAATGAAAATAAAAAAAATGCGGAAAAATCTGGAAATAAACTCACCCAGACTCTTAACTCCAAGGGCGAACTTGTAAGTGTAAAAAATATGTCCGCTGACGATGAAGACGCAGCCGCAGCCGAAGATGAAGAAAATTCAGAAAATGTTACACTTGATGATATTCGCAAACAAATGTTTGAAACGGAAAATGTTGTTATTAACAAGAATAATGATCACGGATTGTCTCGTCTTACTGAAAATCAGGCTCTACGCGATGATGATGACAATGGCGACGACCATGATGCTGGTGTCAACGAATAAATAAACAAACATTAACAAAACAGATAAATAATTAAGTTATGTGTAATTAAGTTATGTGTAATCATAATTAAGTTATGTGTAATCATAATTTAATTAAATGAAAGAACATAAAGCCAATTCTATATATACATTCATCTACTACTAGAATCACAGAGCATTAAGCGTTATAAAAATACAGGATATGACAAAAGCAATCGGTATTGATTTGGGAACAACATATTCATGCGTGGGCGTATGGCAAAATGAACGCGTGGAGATTATTGCAAATGACCAGGGAAATCGGACAACGCCGTCATACGTTGCATTCACGGACAGCGAGCGTCTTATTGGCGACGCTGCGAAAAATCAGGTGTCGATGAATCCAGAAAATACCATTTTTGATGCCAAGCGTCTCATCGGAAGAAAAATTGATGATGCCAGCATTCAGAATGATATGAAGCACTGGTCATTCAAAGTGGTTTCTAAAGATGGAGGGAAGCCGCATGTTCAGGTTGAGTTCAAAGGAGAACAAAAGACATTTTCCCCTGAAGAAATATCGGCAATGGTGTTGGTCAAGATGAAGGAGATTGCGGAGAGCTATTTGGGGTCTGCCGTAAAAGAAGCCGTAATTACGGTTCCGGCGTATTTCAATGATGGGCAGCGCCAAGCCACCAAGGATGCGGGCGCAATTGCGGGTCTAAACGTGTTGCGTATTATCAACGAGCCAACAGCGGCGGCAATTGCGTATGGACTTGATAAGAAGGGGAAAGGGGAGAGCAACATTTTGATTTTTGATTTGGGCGGAGGTACTTTTGATGTATCACTTTTGACAATTGACGACGGAATTTTTGAGGTCAAAGCGACGGCGGGAGATACGCACTTGGGTGGAGAGGATTTTGATAACCGGCTTGTAAATTGGTGTGTTCAGGAATTTAAGCGCAAGACCAAAAAGGACCCAACTGGTAATAACCGGGCTTTGCGCCGGTTGCGGACTGCGTGCGAACGCGCCAAACGAACTCTTTCTGCGTCTGCAGAAACCACGATTGAGGTGGATTCATTGTTTGACGGAACTGACTTTATGACCAAGGTTACGCGAGCTAAATTTGAAGAGCTGTGCATGGATTTGTTTCGTTCCACGATTGACCCCGTTGACCGCGTGCTCAGAGATTCAAAAATGTCAAAGAACAGTATTCACGAAATTGTGCTGGTTGGAGGGTCGACGCGCATTCCGAAAGTATGCAGTTTGCTGACCGAGTATTTCAATGGAAAGGAGCTCAATCGTTCTATCAATCCGGACGAGGCGGTGGCATATGGTGCGGCCGTTCAGGCGGCCATTTTGACGGGTAACCAGTCGAAGATTACGCAGGATATTTTATTGCTTGATGTTGCACCACTTTCTCTAGGAATTGAGACTGCTGGTGGTGTGATGACAAAACTCATTGAGCGAAATTCCACGATTCCGTGCAAAAAGGGGCAAACGTTTTCGACATATGCGGATAATCAGCCCGGCGTGTTAATTCAAGTATTTGAAGGTGAGCGTCAGCTTACCAAGGACAATAACATTCTTGGTAAATTTCAACTCGATGGCATTCCTCCAGCGCCGCGTGGAATTCCGCAGATTGAGGTGACATTTGATTTGGATGCGAATGGCGTGCTCAATGTGAATGCGGTTGATAAAGCGGGTGGTAAATCGAATAAAATCACGATTACAAATGATAAAGGGCGTTTGTCAAAAGACGACATTGAGCGCATGGTTGCTGAAGCGGAAAAGTATAAGGAAGAAGACTTGAAACAAAAACAAAAGATTGATGCGCGAAATGGTTTTGAGAATTATGTTTATTCAGTTAAAAATTCAACTTCTGAACAGGGTATGCAAGAAAAATTATCCGAGTCGGACCGCAACGCAATTGAAAATGCTTGCAAGGCGTCGCTTGAGTGGCTGGAATCTGCAGGACATCGTGATACTGATGCCAGCGAGTATGAAGCGCAACAAAAAAAACTGGAAGAAGTTGTTAGTCCAATCATGTCGAAATTGTATGCTTCTGGCGGCGGCAGTGGGATGCCAGGTGGAATGCCCGAATTTCAACAACCACAACCATCCTCTTCTTCTTCAGGACCAAATATAGAAGAAGTAGATTAATAAAAACACAAGACAACACAACACTCTCGAATCGCAAAAATTATATAAAATAAATTATAATTTATTTCATATAATTTATTTATATATTATATATAGATTATATATAGATTATATAGATTATAATATACATTATATATAGGAATAAAAAATGTCTTCTGATAACGTTTTGGAAGGAGCTGAACTACTGTCTCCGTCTAAAAAAACGCCCACGCCCACGCGCGCTTTTAAACTCAGAACACCGTCAAAAAAAACGCCCACACCCACGCGCACTTTGAAACACAGAACACCGTCAAAAAAGACGCGCAGACCCATGAGGACGTCATCATACTTTGAAGAGAATTATTATAATCGACACATTAGAAGCGCAAGAGCAAAAAATGTTGCCGAGTTTGTTGAGTTTTTTAAAGAAAATCTTGGAGAGGAATCTTTTACAAGATTCATATGGCTATTATCTACTCCTGTAGCTTCGACGCAAGGATATAATTTTAGTGATTCTCCTTCATTTTTGATTGATATTACGAAAGAGTTTTTTGATTTACTAAAAAATATGCCAGATTTACCTCGAATTGTAGTTCCTTTAAGAGAAATCATAGAAAAATATGGTCCAAAAACGTTATATGGACCCCCCCTAAGTCGTGAAAAATATATGAAAGAATGTGATGAAATTGTTGATAAATTTATATCTGATAATAATTTGGATGCTAATAGTGAACTTGGTACAAGTATAAAATTATTTTTCACTCGTGTGGTTTCTATTTTACTTGATTTTATCGATAAAAATTCATTGAAAAATACTCCAGAAGCACGCATAGCTGTCCAACAAAGAATGAAGGGTATTTTTTCAGTATTTGAAAAATTGATTCGACTTCTCAATGAAAATAAAAAATATTATAAAATCATTCAAGGTTTTACTGTAGAAGATTTGATAAAATATGGTAAAGCTGAACGAGAATCTGATATAAAGAAATTAAAAGAAGAAGATGCAGAATATTATAGGGGCGAGTATCAAATTTCACAAGGGTTGTTCGAGCTTGCTGAAAAACGTCAGGAAGAACGCGACGAACGTAGACAACAACGAGTACATGCAGGGCTAGAAGGAGGAAGAAGAAAAAAGATGCATTCGCGCAAATATAAAAAACGCAGTTATAAAATGCGCGCGCGCGCGTATAAAAAAAAATAGAAGGACTTTGAACTTGAACTTGATTGAACTTGATTGAACTTGTGTTGGCGGTGAAATGCCTGAACTGGATTAACAACAATTGCAAAATGCTTCTTTGAAATCGCAAGGGGCTGACCCTTTCGTATGATAGATGCATGCCAAAAATGTCAAAATTGGAATGCCAATCATCAACGTGATTATAAAATAAATTATAATCGTCACAGTTCTTTCATCGAACGGGGAAGGCGAAGGCGATGCTGATGATTTGTCATCAGTCGAATTGGTTGTGATGGTAACATTCGCAGTAACATTCGCAGTAACATTGACACTACTTTCAACGCATAAAATAAATGTAAACAATATTGACAATGATAAATATAATGTCAATATTGTTTTTTTTGATATATTATCATCGTGTTTCATGAGATTATCTGGTGAGTTGAATATATTAATATGAAACATTTATTTTCAATTTTTAATTATTACAAAAAATATAAATTGAAAACTTTTCGATTGGTTTTAAAATGTTCAGTGTTCGAACTGGTAACAAGTCACAACAAACCAATTATATGATGCAAACCACAGTCAAATCAGGAGTAGGCAAGTCAGGAATAAAGAGAAGGAACAAAAAGGAGGCATCCGAATGGTTTCAGAGTCTATCACCCATCGAGCAATTATTAGTGAAACAAGAAGCAAATACATCATCCTCGTCAGAGGAGAAAAAACCAAAAAAAGAAATGCACGAGCGCGAGCGTGAACTGCTACTCAAACGACGTTCCGAACACGAAGCACGCATGAAAGCCCAGTTGCAATCCAAGGCGGAAATCACGCAACAAATACAAAAATGCAAAGACATGCGCAGTCGACTGATTCAACACCAAATGAGGTTGGCACAGATGCAGCTGCATGAATCTCACGGTTATCATCAGTACACCTGTTGCCCTCATTTCTATTTCAAACTTGGCATTTTGGAACTCGGTATTTCAAATGAATTGCGGTTGATACAAAATGAAGAAAAAGTCCTTTTTGACATGCACCACAAACACCAATGCATGAAAAAATCAGTCAAAGACATTATCGAAAAAACAAAAACATCGTCGTTTTCCAGGTTTTCCAGGTTTTCCAAGCTCTACACGAGAGTGCAAACAAAAAATTATCTGGACAACATCTACAAAATGGTGATAGTCTAAGGGTTTGAAAGCGAACTTGTTGTTGCACTGTTGGCAGTATGGATTACTGTAATAAAATGGTAGTCGCCAATTTGTTTTTTTTCTCGAATGTATCTGCTCATTTTTGCAGCACATACATTCTCTGAAATTGCCGCGTCTGCAATACTACCCCACGTTCCAATAAGCGCGTTTGTCTTGATTTCGCGTTTTTCTACCACTTTTCCGGTAGTATTTTTATTCGATTTTTGGACTTGTTCCGTTTGTTTGATATAATCTTCCATAAGTGATAGTCCGTAATATCCTTCGTTAACTCCGTGCTCTGTCCATACGGTTGCTTTCAGCGCATAAGGACACGCGTTCAAATATCCTTTGAGTTCCTTCAATTCGACTTCGTCGGGCGCGCAGTCGCGATGGACGGACTGTTTCCATTTTTTATATTCTCTCAGCAAGACAGAATTTAGAATTTTGCCAGTATCTGAAAACTTGCACATTTGAAACAGAAATGTTTCGACTGGATGTGCGTCGGAAGATGAGAATTTCTTTTTATATTCTGCTTCTCTCAATTTGATGCCAACATAACAATGCGCGTTTTGTTTATTCATCGGCATACGCTTCGGCTGAAATCGCGTGTCCATATAACTTTTGAATGCGTGGAATATTTCTTTTTTGGGTTTTGTTTGTCTCCAAAGGCGAAACCGTCCTTCCAGTTGGACCGATGATTCATAAACGTCTGAACGAACAATGCATTCGGCGGAAACAAACTCGTTAAACATTGCCGTGAATTCAGCACTTGTAGCCGCTGCATCATTCATCGCTTCCTCGTTTATTTCGGGTTCCGGGAAAACCGTGTTGTCATTCTCTTCTTTACGGAATGACTCAATTACCGCTTTTTGTTTTTTCACAGTTTCTTGAAGTGCATCGATTTCAATTTTAGCTTTATTATAATTTCCTGTAATCGATTCAACCATCGTTGACAACATATCGTTTTGGCTTCGCAACATTTGAATCTCATTCTCCATTTTTATAAAATTCTCCATGCACAATTTTCTCGAATCGATAATGTCTTGAATGTATTTTTTAAATTTATCAATCGTCATATTCACTTCGTCATATGCAAGGATTTCGGTTTTGCATTTGTCATTCACTTGAATCGTGCGCAAATGTTTTTGAATTTTTGGGTGCTTCTTCATGAGATTCTCAATCTCGGTCTTGTTTTGCACGCGGTATGCATACACTAATCTGAAATTTATATACTTTTTGCGGTGGTCCAGCACTCGATTCGACAAGTCGTTTGAAATGCCAAATTTTATCAGCTTTTCTCCTTTTTCATTCGTATTGTCAATTGTCCCAAAATAAACGCATTCGGTATTCTGCGGAAATTGTGCAATAATAACTTGTTCAACCGCACGGGTTTTTTCTTTTTCTTTGGCGGTTTCAATTGATAATAATTGTTTTTGCAAATCTTCACTTTCTTCCATTAAAACTTCATGAAATACCTCCTCCATCTTTATGAAATAATCGTGAATTTCATCCGCTTTTTTTGTTCCTGCCTTCAAACAGAATTTTTTAAAGGTTTCAACATTCAACATGATTGTTTCCTTGTTGTGACCACCTCGTTTTTCTTTTTTTGAGTGTTCTGTTTCAGCTTCAGTTGGGATGGTTGTTGAGTTTTTTTGCTCACGAACCTTCGTGAGCAAACATTTATAATCTCTATCAATGGTAAAATTTTTTTCTAATGTATATTTTGAATGAGCTTTATTTGTGAATCCCAACCATTTCCATACAGTATCAAGGTCAATGACAAAGTCGGTCTTTGGATTGTACTTGAAATAACAGTAGAAGCTTGAAATAAACAGTTGCTGTTCATAACTTGTAAATTTTGTTTTTATTTTTTCAACCAGTTTTGACTGGCTATTTGCATGTAACATTGTAACAGGGTTGCTTTCTATCAACCCGACAATGTCGATACTCTCTTTCTGTTCAGTTGCTTGCATTTTATACGTCTATTCTGTTGTTGTCTTTATATTGTTTTGCTTTTTGGTTTTATTTTTTCAATTTTTATTTTAACTAGGTTGCTTTTGCTTTTTAAAATCAAAAGCAATATTAATTACCATTTATTTTTTCGCACGTTGATTTTGGGTCCTGAACCCTTTTTGTTAATATTTTTCGGGTCATATGACTCCTCTTCATCATCAGAATTTAAATCCTTGCTCATCTCCCAGAACTCTTTACTACCGAGTTTAAACGGTCCATGCTGTTGCGCCTTGTACCAGAAAATTTGGTCCTGTAGCTTATTCGATTTGGCGTTGTTGTTTATCACCAAACACTCGAAGTTTTCAGTGCATTGATCCATCACCTGACAGAATGACTCAAATGTCGGAAACATACCCGCATAATTTTCATAGATTCGTTTTCGATTACCTATGTACGGCTCTCGCAGGATAAACACGTAATCAATGTTGGTTCTCAAATTGGGCGGAATGCCTAAAGGATATTGCATTGTGATGACCAGCATAATCTTCCAGTGTCTCCCGTTCATGAAGAGGAGACGCATCATAGTGTCGCGGGTCCATTTATTATCGAACAAGCAATCGTCGAGGACGACAAAGGTTCGGGGGTCTATGGTGCTCCGTTTGTATGATTCCATTTCTTTTTTGACTTGTTTCAGGACTGCTTTTTGTCGTTTCAGGATATTTTCAATGATGGCGGTGTTGTATGCGTCATGGATGAAGAGTTTTGGCACGTGTTCTCCGAAGAATCCGTTTCCTGCTTCTGTGCCTGAGATGACGGTTCCGATGGGGATGTCCTGATGGTAATACATGAGGTCTTTCACGAGGAAACTTTTACCGGTATCACGACGACCGATGAGGACAATGACGGGACCTTTATTTTCGTCGGGTCTAAAGCTGATGGAGCGCATATCAAATTTCCCTAATTCTAAATTCATCTGATAGATACTTTTATACTATGTATGATATATGTTATATATTGTTATATATCCTGTAAAAATAAAAAAAATGCATATGTCAAACTAATTTTAATTTAGTATATAAATGTAATAAATGTAATAAATGTAATAAATGTAATAAATGTAATAAATGCACAAGTATAAGTTTAAATAGTTGTATTTTTCTATTCATAGAAAGTAATATTTCATTCATTTAGTTACTGTTGATGTCTATTTCTGTTATTCCTCCAGTTGTTACGCCTTTGCCTTCCACAATACCTGTTCTTGATACTGTAACTGATACGGCGACAGTAGGCGAGTCGAAATTCAAAATATTTTATCAAAAGCCAAAAAATGATAGTGTTCTTAAAGATTTAGAAATGTCTTATTTGGGATTAAAAAACTGTCAAAATTATATTCCCATTTATTCGAAATTTTTTTCTCTCAACGACACAAACTATAATTCAATTAACCTAAATCAAAAATATAAAGTTAAATCCATCTTAGCGCCGACTGACAGTGATAATGTAGTAAAAAATTTTGGAAATGCTATGATACATCCTAATCATCCTATTCATAATAATTCAACTCCTATTTTTTTCAAATACTCTCCACTACTTGATCCAATCAAATATTTAGCTGGAAATTATAACTTTAAGAAAAATGCAAATGGAAGTGGCGGCGGCGACGGTGTCAGTGGGGGTGACATTCTTCAAAATAAAGATGGAGATTCCCGCTCTTATTTACAAGAGTCTTTATTGAAATTGCCATCTTTTCATTCAAAACCGTTTGCTTTTGATTCCGTCGTTTCTGAACATGTCGTTGAAGAAAAAGAAAAGTATAATCATTATAAGATTCTAGATGCTAACAACTCGGCATACGTAGATGGTTTTTTTTCTTATTTATCAAGTCAACTTTTAAACACGCATGGATTTATTCATGGTATTGATTTTTATGGCGCATATTTGGCAATTCAAAATGAATTTACAATTAATATTATCGATGATTATGAATACTTGATGAAAAATGACTACTTTAAAGAAAAAAATGGAATTCTTTTCAAATTTGATGAAAAAGTATTTGAAGAATGTAATGACAGTGATGATGAACAAACGGGTGGTCATAAAAAGACGAGTGACTGCAGCCACCATCCTAAATTGAATATTCAAGAGATGGGCATTCAATTTGATGTTGATGTTTTCGATGATGTTTTTGATGTTTTTGATAATAGTTGTAAGAATGAAAATGGTGACAAAGAAGAAAAATGTAATAACAACGCTGAACCAACCGAGTTGATAGAGTTGACTGATTCAAATTTTTTGAACCTTGAAACCGGTGATAAATTGTTTGACATCTCGTGCAATTCTTCTTCTGATGTTTCATGTTCTTCGAGGTCGTCACATACAACAACCGATGGTAGTACAGATGATGATGGTCAGGATGAAAATGATGACGAGGATAGTGAGGGCAGTGAGGGTAGTGTTAGCAGTAGCAGTAGCAACAGCAGCAACACAGAATCCACATTTGAAACCATTGATGACGATGAAGAATATGAAGAAGAAGAAACGTTGAATGCAGTTATTTATAATTTTCCTGTTGAAGTGATCATGCTTGAACGTTGCACAAAAACTCTTGATTATTTAATGGTGAAAGATATTCTCTCAGATGAAGAATGGGAAGCCGCATTAATGCAGGTTGTCATCACACTTGCGACGTATCAAAAGATATTTTCATTTACACATAATGACTTGCATACGAATAACATAATGTTTATTGAAACAGACAAAAAATATATATATTATTTTTTTAATAAAAAATACTACAAGGTTCCGACCTTTGGTAGAATTTTTAAAATTATTGATTTTGGTCGGTCAATTTATAGATTCAATTCAACTTTGATTTGCAGTGATAGTTTTCATAAAAGTGGAGATGCTGCAACACAGTATAACTGCGAACCATATTTCAATGAAAAAAAACCATGCATTGAACCTAATTACAGTTTTGACTTATGTAGACTTGGTTGCTCACTCTTTGATTTTTTTATTGACGATATGGAAGATGTCGCTCGGGAATGCAAAAAAAGTAGACTAGTATCCCTTATTGTTGACTGGGTCACCGATGATGAAGGGCGAAATATTTTATACAAGAAAAATGGAGTTGATAGGTATCCTGATTTTAAATTATATAAAATGATTGCACGAACAGTTCACAATAAAGTTCCATCACAACAACTCAAACAACGTATATTCGCTCAATATGAAGTTACACAAAAAAATATTAAAAATGTTTCAAAAACAGAAATTATGAATATTGATGATATTCCTATATACGCATGTGGATAACTTGAATGTTGTTACAAATTCAAACAAACAACTCTCACCATTTTGTTGTACACGACTGTAAATACAACTATAAATGTAAAATCAAAGTAAACAGATTGAAAATATTTTTGAAGCATCATGTAAATAAACATCAAGATAAAGAATCTTATAAATATGCGTGCAGCACTATTTTCATCAATTGAGTCCACCGACTCTGACGACGACTCTGATGATGAGTCCGCGGGTTCTTCCACCTCTTCTTCCGCGTCATCGTCATCGGCATCGGCATCATCGGCATCATCGGCATCATCGGCATCATCGGCATCATCGGCATCATCGGCATCATTGCGCGTGCGTTTCGTCAACCCATTCATTATTTTTTCGTATGGTGAAAACATGACATATGTTCCATTTTTTTGACACCAATATCCAACATGTTCGTTGGTGTCAATGTCATATAACTGAGGAGTGCCTTTACCTTGAACGTCTTCATGTGTTCTCACATAAAATGGT